TTAATGAACTCCAGCCCACCAACTAACGTATACCCGGCAGGCCCCAGTGACGGGGTTGAGAAGTAACCAATGGAGTTCTTAATGCAATAGTTAATTGCACTGGTCCAGATGTCGTCAAGAGCAGCACCATCATAAAGACCGAACTCTGTCGCGCAGACTTTGCCAGGGTTTTTTGGGATGCGTTGCCAGTAGTACTCAGATTGACCTGTCGGCACGCATATATAACCACCATCATCCTCAGCTGAGCCTCGCCTTGAAATAAATTCGCCGCCACCAACGGGACCGTGAGACATTGCGGCCCAACCGACAGGATGGGCGCGCAATAAAATACTTTGACCTTCATATGAAGGAACAATAGAGCGCAGAGCAGTAAATGATGATACCTGCCCCACCAAAGCAAAGCCTTCGCCTGAACCCAGATTTTGGCGAAGCGTGTCACCATCCATCAGAACGAAGTGAGTAACGTCGTTAGCAAAGCTGGTTGCATCGGTTCCGGTGGTCGTAAAGCCGACGTCAGTAGCAGCATTCAGGCGGTAATACTGGTTGTTATAGCGGATGTACTGGTTACGTGCACTAACCTGAAATGGACCATCCTCATAGTCGCCAAGAAAAACGTAGCCGGAGGACAGAAGGAATTGCTCAAACCGATTAGCTCTGTCCAACTGCGCGGCATCGAACTGATTATTTCTTCCGGTGTTCGTCAGGCGCTTTACACCAAGACGATCGGTATAAAATTCACCTGTGCCAGTAACTTCTTCGTCAAGCTTCGCGCCTGCAAATACCGCATTACGTATATCGGTACTAGGCACCGGAGCCTGCGTCGGTGTCGGGAGTGGAACTTCTGCCATTGTGCTTGTCGCCCTATAAATGGCGCACGAAACCCTCAGAAGAAAATCCGAAGGAGTGCGCGAAGGTTAATATTGCTGCTGTGCGTTACGGGTAAATTGAGTCTGAATATTCGATCAGTGATAACGTCTGGGTGTCATCACCGTTGGGTTTGGCGCTATCGACGCGCCAGATTGTGGAGTTCAGTTCCGAGTCGGTAGCGATGAAATACCGGCTGGGGTTTTGCACATTTTTGCGGTCATAAATGTTCAGATCGAAAGTATCGGCCGCAGCCTGAAATGCTTTGGGCTTGCCGCTTACCGGAGAGGCCCGCCAGCGCCCGCGGTAATTGCCGAGGCTGTCGGTCATCACCACCCACATATCGCCGAGGGAAAAGTCGATACGCTCAGAGGTCGAGAACACATCCCCGGATCGCCCTGTGATGTATCCGGTCTGCTGCGCGTTGTCGTACATGTCCGGACACTGAACCACCGTGCCGCGCACCACCTGCGTCGACTCCAGCACTTTCACCGTCATAGTGAGGCGTGAGTAGAGAATTTTCCTCGCCTCAAGCCAGGCACGATCAGTCGCCTGAGTGGAGTTGCGGCAGCCGTCCAGGCTGATCTGCATCGCGTTAACAGTGGCATCCTCAACCTCAGTGATTCCGCTGCTGTCGATCTGCAGATAGATGTAAGCCTTCTTGTTCGTCAGCGGGTCGACGTAATCCAGCGCCACGCCGTCGTAACCACCTGGGAGAGACATTTGCCATGCCACTTTGTACTCGTCCCAGAACATGTTTGAGCGCGCAAAAACCGCATCCGGATTTGTCACCTTCTCATCACGCCAGAACGTCAGCACATCGCCGATGTTATTTCCGTCAACGCGGGCCACATTGGCGATCGTCGCTATGCGCTCACCAAGAGGCTGCTTCTCATCCGAGAAGGTGTAATCGAAGTACCCAAGCTGGGCATCCGGCAGCGAATCGGCAATGGCATACAGAGCAGCGACGTCAATACTGGCCACGTCCTGCTTACCGACAACCACCCATTCGTGAAGGATGGCGTCGGCAAACGAGCGACTCGGCCGCAGCGTATAATCGACCGCGCCGGTAGTCCGGTCGTAGCTGATGGTATGCCGCTGCGCCAGCATGTTGTACTTCTGCTCACGGTTGCTGTTGCTGTCATTCGAGCCTTTGATAGTGATGCGGGCAATCGTGTCTTCCGGATACACGACGTTTTCGCGCACGTTCACTGCGTGGATCGCCATCAGCGTCACGACGTTGGCGTCATTGCTGTTGTCGAGGCGCTCGATGGTCACCGCATAGCGCCCCGCCCCGGCAGACGGAACGAACTTATGCGTTGTGCGGAAATACCGGGTCGTCACCTGGAAGTCGTTATCGAAGAAATAATCGTGCTGCTCGGATGTCCCCGGCACCTGATTGTTGTCGTCATCGACCTGCCAGAACTTGATCCGGTATTGCGTTGTGCCGGCCGTCGCGCCGAGCTGAACCAGCACATGCACCCATACCTGCGTCGAGACGATCGGCGACACTGACGGCCCGATAACAAGGGGGGTCTGGTCATTCAGCGTGAACAGAGTCGAGTTGATAACCGCATTGCCCGGCAGAGACGTAATCTCTCCGGAGAGTTCGCCGATATAGAACGTCGTGTAAGAAAGCGTGTCGTCACCGATAAAGCTCTCCGAGGAGATGATATTCCCGGCGCCGGTGACGTTTCGTGTGACGCTTGTGCCGCCGTCGTTCCAGGTGGCATTGATGACGAATGACACGGGATGAGGTACCGCCAGCGCAGCAAAATAGCTGAAGTTGTCATCGTTCGACAGCACAACAGCCTTTAGCTGATTACTCTCGATCGCCACCGATGTCGGCGCCGTCGTGGTCGCTGTCTGGGCCGGGAAGTCCTGGCTTTCGTTCAGGCCGGGGACTGTCTCGTTATCGACGTCATCGAACTGGTACCCCACCTCAATCGTGCCGATCACGTCACCCGGGTTATAAATCGCAGAACTGGCTCCCGCCAGGCTGCCGAGATTCGATTCCGAGTAGCGGATCGATGAGATGGTGTACCGGCCGTAACCGACCTCAAACCATTCAGTAAGCTGTTTGTTATTGTCGACAAACTCGAACAGGGCCTCCTGAATCAGATCAGGAAACACGCGGCACTGGCCATAAATGTTTGGGCGCCCCTTGTACAGCCGCGCGCGGTTGGTCTGACCGGTCAGATCATTATTGGGGGATTCGCCTGTCGCCACAGATACCGACGCGCTGGGCTTATTCGACAGGCCGAACACCTTCAGCGCGCCGGAGAGGATTTTCGTGACCGGACGCAATATCGTGGTGATGAGTTTGCCAACCCCGCCTTCTGGCTGGTCGAACACAACCACCACGTCACCGGGTCGCAGTGGCCGGCTGATATCGTAATCGTCAGGCAGAGCTCGGCCATTCAGTTTCACGATAACATCGCGGTGCAGCTGCAGGGAATCCAGCAGGCTCACCAGTGTGGTGCCAGCATCTACCGTTCCCCGCTGCAGCGGCGCGCCAGGCAGCCTCTGAAACTCATATCGCACCATGCACCATGTACTCCACTTTGCTGTAAACCTTCAGTAATGCCAGCGGGCTATCGCAGCGCACGAAACCAAATTCCCCGCGGGCATGCAGGCACTTAACCGGGCTGATCATCACACCGATATGCGCCGGCACTTCGCCGCGGTAAAAAACGGCGATGCATCCGGTGGCTGCCACCGGCACAAGCCGCCAGTGGGTGCGCTCCTGTTCGTAGCAGGTGATGAAATCCGCTCCCGATTCGTAGCCAGCGATGTGATGCAGCTCCAGGCCGAGCACATGCCGGTAATAGAGAACCACCAGTCCCCAGCAGTCCATCTGCTCAAAACTGCAGGCGCGGTTAGCCCAGGGCTTGCCGTTAACAAGCCCGATAAAGTCGCTCTGTGTCATACGGTGATTAGCCCGGGATAGTCTTTCGTGGTGTAAATGATGGAGTTGGCCAGCGTCAGCGGGTTAGTCTTTCCGGCGGTCACGGTGACGTTGCTGGCATCGGCTGAAATGTCGTTCACGTAAAGCGTCCAATCTTTCAGGGATGATGCATCACCGATCGCATTCCACTGCTGATACAGGCACTTAATCGGCGTCATACGCGCCGCCCCGCGCCAGCTTTTCAGTGTCTGCCGGACATGCTCCGTCGCGGCGACAAAAGTGATCGTCATGGATATGACCGCCGTTCCGTCCTGCGCCGGCTCGGTCACGCTGAACCGCGCAGGCTCGAATGAGTTTCCGCCAAACGTCGCCGGGCGAAACAGGTTATTGACCACCCGGTAATAACCAAACGCAGGGTGATAAAACTCCACCGTCTGTTTGATGTCGCTCGCCGGCCGGCGCTCCTTCCACTCTCTCAATGTCGGCATCAGTCAGCCCTCGGCATCACTTCGGTGATCAGGTAATCCAGCCAGTATCCATAGCCAGGCTGGGCCTCAACAATCCAGTCGTCGTAGTCCTCGGTAATGTCCTCGAGCCCGTTGCTGATAACCGTTGCGGTCCAGGTGACGACGCTGCCGTTCTTGCTGGTCTGCACCGGCATATCGACGAAATGCAGCGTCTGCTGCTGAACGCCCTGCGTATCACCCAGGTCGATCGGCATCTGGAACCAGTTGCGCCCGCGGTCGCAGTATGTCGGCGAGCGCAGCCACGACTTAAACCGCTCGGCCTGGGCAAGCGTGAATATCCACTGCAGCGTCCAGGTTGCTTTCAGGTCCGTGGTAATCGGCGTGATTATCAATGGACCGACTGCCGTCTGCGTCGTCTGCCAGGCTGTATCCTGCGTCATGTTCTGATCGGCGCGCTGGGGAAGCGGCAGGAACGGAGGGTATTGAACTGTTGCCACGTTTCCTCCGGGCATTAAAAAACCCGCCGGAGCGGGTTTGGTTTAGTTATTCAATTGCCTGCGGAGACTTAGGAGTATCTTCAATTATAATGTCGAATTTTTTGATATCCCCATCCTGAGGCGTAATCTTAAATTCAGAGTTAGCCGGGATGATCCCCTCCACAACACTCCCGTTAACCATTTCCAGACGGAATTTTACCGGTCTGTTTTGGCGGAAAATGGTAGTCTTGCCTATCTCCATACCCCTACTAAAACTTTCTCCAGGCCCATAGATATTATCTTTCCCCATCAAAACGCTCCATTTGCTTTACGAGATAACCCAAGCGTCGATTGTAGCGTGCTGATGTAAGGCCCATTGCGTTCCGCATCAGAAATCAGGAATTCCAGCACATAATTACCGTCATTCTGAGTGGCCCCCATGTATTGCGGCTCAGCATTGGACGCTTGATTGTTGATGACTACCTGAACATTCAACCCGCCGCCGCCCTGCATATCCTTATTGCTGATGACCTTCCCGTTATCGCCGGGGATCATGTACTGCTTGCCGGTGCTGGCCTGGTAAATCTCTGGCTTACCTTTCTCGCCGACCTGATACAGACCGCCAGCTGATACCGGGCCGCCGTTGTAGCGAGCGCCGGCTATTGAAAGGGCCTGCGCCATGCCAACTGTTGAAGCTATTCCTGCCTGAGCGGGGATAGCGTTAGCGCCAGCCGTGGCAAGGGAGGTCATTGCAGCAGCCGGAGCCATGGATGCGGCTATTAGTTGCCCTTGCGCAATAGCCATTCCAGAAGCGGCGGTCATTCCAGCCTGCCCCATAATTACAGACTTTAACCACTCAACTCCCATCTGGACAAAGGAGTTGATAACGCTGTTTAGGACAGTTGATCCGAGTGAGCTCATGGCTTCGCTGACAGACATACTGCCAGTGAGTATGCCAGTGAGGGCATTAGAGGCGTTTCCTGCAAATGAATCAAATGCCGCAGCAGCTACCTCATATCCTGCGTTTTGTTGCCTCCATATCTCCCACTGCGCCGCTATGCGCTCTTGTTCGTACTGAGTGTTAGCGGCATTCATCAGTTCAAGACCGCGCTGGGTTATCTGCCCCTTCTGCGTTTCGAACTGCTGGATGAGAGCCAACTCCTGAGCATGCTGATTAGCCAGCTGTTGGACAGGGTCAATCTGCCCCCGAGCTTCCTGCATGGGGCTTACAGTTTGCTGAGCGCGTATCTTAGCCAGATTAACCTGGTGCTGAGCCTCCAGTTGCTCACTGGTCTGATTGTACTGCTGCTGAGTGATTTTTTTGGCGGCCAGTGCAGTTTGCAGATCTTTAACATCCTGCTGGTAAGACGCATTCTCTCTGGCTTCAGGGAGCAGTTTTTCTGCCGCAGCCTGGGCTTTGAGGGCATTAGCCGTATCCCATATTTCTCCACGGTATTTACCAGCAAGAGCAATTTGCTCTTGGGTGGCTCCCTTACCCAGTGATTGCTGAGCCTGTAATACTGCCTGCTCCCGGCTTAACTCCTGCGTTGAGCCAGCAGCGAGTTCTGATTGCTGCTTCAAGTTGGCTAGTTTTTGGGCTACTGACTCCTGCTGGTTAGCAAGTTTCTTAGCCTCAGATTCCGCCGCCTTATCTTCCTTCTTCTGATCCTTTCTTGCCTGAGTGTTTCTCTCTGTTGCAGCATAATTATCCTGAAGCCTTTTGATTGCTAGCTCATCTGTAACGCCTGCATCCTCAGCATCATAGGCCGCCTGCTGCCTGGCTTTTGCTTCCCCCTCCAGCTTTGACAAGGCAAGTCGGCGCTCAGCCTGCTTAATTAGCTTCTCGCCTTCTTTCCCGCCCCAGTTTATTTTCAGACTTTCTGAGTTGAAGGCTTTCAGGGCCTGCGTTGATTGGCCGAGTTTTTCAGCCAGGAATGCCTGGGTTCCACCGAGGAATGACGCTTGCTTTTCTGCTTCAGCGATAGCGATTGCGTTATCTCTGGCAGCCCTCATCTGATCAACAATGCCCTGATTAACTTGAATGTTAATTAGGTGTAATGCGTCTTCAGTTTGCTTAAGAGTGGCTGTCGCTCCATCCAGATCCCTGCGCTTTTTGGCCAACTCGTTTGCGGCATCCCTTGCCTTAATCACGAAACCATTATTTTGATCTTCGGTAACTCCATATTGCCTTGCAAGCGTTGTATATTTCTCGTAATCGGATTGCAGACCTGAAATGGTATCTTTCAGATCGCTAATAGCTTCCTTTTGCGCCTCAATTGAGGTGACCGTATCAGCCCTAACGCCCTGAGCTTGAGCAAGATTCATGTCCTTGAGGCGCTTAATAACGTCAGGTACGGTGTCAGCAAAAGCTATTGCCTCTTTTCTGGCCTCAGCCTGTCGCTGTGAATACAGATACCAGCCAGCGGCAACAATGGCTATTACGCCAATGGGCCCACCCAAAGGAGCAGTAACCGAATTCACTACCTTCATTGTGTTTGCAAAAGTTATACCCGTAGCGGCCACTTTGGCTTGTGATGCCGCTAGTGCATTATTAGCCAATGCAGCTTCAGCGGATGTTGCGACATAAATCCCCCTTAGCCGTATAACGTTCTCAAGTGCAAAGGCTTCAGCGGCAGATCCTTTTGCTACATTATACTCCGCAGTTGCCAGATTTAGAGCGGAAAGGGCAGCATCTTTATCTGCTACTGCTTTTCTGGCTGTTACTGATGCCGCTGCAGCTTCCTGCTGCGCCGATTGCCTTGTCGCAACTATTCCCTGAATTGTTGCCTTCACTCTTGAGGCTTGAGCGGCTGTTGCCATTGCTAACGCGCCAGCAAACCTACCGCCCATTATTGCAGCAGCGCCAATTAAAGCTGTCCCCAGTGTCTCAAGGTTTTCGCTTATTGTAATAACAGAGTCTCGGAACCCTGCTGCGAATGATTTAACCGTCGAGTTTTCGCCAAAGAACTTCGTTACGTTGTTACCGGCCACCTGCAATCCCTTGGCGATTGAGACGGTGGTGTTGGCAAATTCTTTGCCGATTGCATCCCCTTGTGACAGAAGCCCCTTAACTACAACGTCTGTTGTCAGTTGCCCTTGAGCGGCCATAGCCCTTAACTGACCAATAGAAACACCCATCGAATCAGCCAGAGCGACCATGAGGCGGCTGCCTTGCTCTGACACTGAGTTAAACTCTTCGCCGCGCAGAACGCCGGAAGCTATACCCTGTGATAGCTGAATGATTGCGTTCTCAGCTTCCTGAGCAGTTGCGCCGGATACCGCAAATCCCTGGTTGATAATGGTGGTAAGGCGGGTTAAATCTTCTGCGCTGGTGTTGTATGTTCTGGTTCCGCGCTCAAGCCGGGCGTAAAGAGTCGCCGTGCCGTTCAGGGATGACTGGGTTGCTTGTGAAACATCAAAGATCCGCTGCATAACTTCGGCCTGCGTCTCTCCAGTACGAACCGAGTTAGCGACTTTGTTATTCAGTTCAGTCCAGGCATCGGCATAACTCGCAACCTGTTGCACAGAAAGCGCGGCCAGCAAGCCTTTAGCAACGCCAGAAAGGCTGGACATTGTTCGTTCCATCGATCCAATAGAGCGCTCAGTGCGGTTAACGCTGGCTTCAAGGCGGCCCATGCTCCCATTAAGACCGTTCAGTGCCGCATCAACTTCTCTTCGCGCTGCCAGTAAACGCGAAGTATCCATGTCGACTTCGTAGATAACGCTGCCAGCATCAAACGTTCCAGCCATTTACTTTTCTCCGGGCAATAAAAAACCCCGCCGGAGCGAGGTTATATATGTGATTAGTTATTTCACTTGCTGATCATGGATAGCACGGCAGAAATCACATTTTCCACTTACATGAAGAGGAAATTTCTTTTGCTATTGAATCTGCTCCAGTGAGGTCAAACTCAACTACTTGCATCGTTGAACCATATGGCTCGAACCCAAGGATCATTTTTTTATGAGAGGAAATATCCTTTATGAAGGGTATGGCCTTGGGGCTGAACGCCGCCTCGCCCCCCTCTGCAGCACTCCATCTCCGTTTCTGCGGCTTTCCTCCATCAAACCTGATAGTTATTAACGGGTCATCAATTCCCATATACTCATCTACGGAAAGATATGCTTCCGTTTTTCCCTCACGGCATCGCAAGATAATGGAAGTAGTTCTTTCAATTCCTTGTCTCATATAGACATCTGGTGACCTATTAATGGCTACAACATCAGTCATATCGGTCATCTTGTTTTCTTCTTTCTTAACCTGCCAAGAGCCTTCCGTTACATATTCAGCGCCGGTTGATACCAGAGGGATAGCAGCTACACACAAAGCCAAGATCGTCTTTTTCATTTTAGGATGTGTCCGTTTTGAATGTTCAGAACAATCCTATCAGGTATGAATGGGAACGACAAAACCCGCAGTTAAGCGGGTTTGGTTATCAAGGCGGATCTCTTAGCCGATCACAAACTCAGCCTTTGCGCCTCGAAACGAGATTGTTTTGTTCCCAGCCCGACGGCAAGCGTCAGCTATAGCCTTCATGCCGTACTCGACATTACCCAGATGTTTGCGCATCGCCACAATTTCAGCCTTCGGCGCTGATACATCAAAGCCTGCCTCTTCCAGAACGTTAATCAGGCGAATGGCCGCAGATGTCGAGTTGTCACCACAAAGCATCTCCATCGTCACGTCAAAAGACGGGGCGGTTAGAGACTTCCCAAATGACAGGTTGCCACTGCGAACCAACGGGTTGTTATCGATCCACCATTGAAGCGGAATGTTTACATCAAACTTAGGTGCTGGTAGCGTTTCCTGCTTGCCAAGGAATTCACCCTCAAGAGGCACACGCGCAGCGATAGAAAGCCTTCATGGGATACCCGAAGAAGCGAAAATCGCCATTTACAACGTGCTTTCGCAAGAACTTGAAGCAATTACGAGCGCCAAAAACGAAGAAATCGCAAAGATTAATGCTGAAACTGAAAGGTTGAATGCTACTGTCGCTCAAAAAGAAATGGACCTTGCAAATATTGGCTCTGTCATAGGTGCCATAGTCGTCGTTTTGGTCTTGTTTGTTTTGTTCATCAACTTGAAATAGAAAACCCACCGTTCGGTGGGCTTCTTCTCTGTCGTTTCGGGGGGTATCTGACTATCTGTCAAACTCTTTACCACCAGTCGACTTTAAGTATATAGACTTAATGTATGGCATTTTAAAGAGCACAGCCCTATCATCCATAGCTGTTCTAAGCATCATACTACGACACATAAGGCTTACCCCGCCGGTTACTTTGATGCATAATCCATCAGGGCTTTCGAATGTACTCATTTTCCCCTTCTTCCACATTATAAACGTTGCACCTTCAGGGATCGCGCCAATTGGCTGCACAGCAAAAAACGAAATGCTTGTGTATACAAAAATTGAAAAAGCGATAAGGATAACAACGATCACAGATATTGTTTTTTTCCACATAGCAACCTCAGCAACCAATAGTTTCGCCTGAATTTGTTATTGTGCACGTATTTCCATCACTGTCGGAACTATGGCAGCCTGAGGAATCACACCAACTTTTCACTGAATACTGATTCCCATCAGAGTCACTAGAAAACACCTCCGTCGAACCATCAGAATGATTCCTTGTTCCAGATGTTACAGAGTAATTATTACCTTCAGTATCGTAAGATGAGATGGTTGTGTCCCCGTTAGCCGCCTCGCTAGTACTCGTGCAAACACTGTAACCATCTGATCCAACGCACTCATCTGCATATGCGTAGCTAAAGAATCCGCTTAATAGAAACAACAATACAATCTTCCTCATATCCCTATCCCCACTGGTTAGTTTTGGACAGATTAGCAGGGATATGAGGGAGTAAAAAGCCCACCGTGGTTGGCTCATTTCTTCTTCTCTTCACGTTTGCGTCGTCGCTCTTCCCGCAACTCCTCTCGGCGTAAATCATCAAACACCTTTACGATCGCTTTCATCATCATGAAATTGACGAAGTGGTGATTAACGCAGCCGTGAATGCGTAACAGCTCGGTGAACTCTTCAGCCGATCGCAGCGCCTCCATCATGTTCTTCTCGCCTTTCATGAACTCCGAGAAGTCGCGCCCCGCTCTGGAGGCGCATTCAACAATACGGTTATTCATGGTCACGCCGCCGCATACAGCAACTTCATTTGTCCCTTAACGGGGAACGCAGCCATGCAGCGGGCTTCGAAGTCCTTCTGGTCAATGCTGCAACTGGCAATGTTGGTAACGGCGATCAGTTGCTGCTCGACCTTCTCCAGTGCATCAGGCTTAAGATGTTGGTGAATCTTCTCCTTGCTGTCCCCGGCGGCTTGTTTGGCTGCCTGATAGACATAATCAGGAAGTGCTACACCGTACACCCAGCGAGAGGTGATCTGCCCGAACAGAGCCGGGCAACCGCCGACATGACCAAAGTAAGGAAGGCCGGACATTTTCGACAGTGCTTGATAGAACGGGTCTTTAAAGCGCTTCTCCCAGGACGTTGGTTGCTGGCACACCATCAGGCCGACAATCTGATCCTCGGTGAGCTGGAAGTTTTTACTCAGCAGAAGATTTTTAATGTGTCGGTCACAGGCGCGGGCGAATTTTACTGACAACCAGCGGGCGAATTCCACCGCCAACTCCGGATGAAGCCAGGTCCCGCCGTTTCGCCCTTTTTCCACTCTGACTAAAAGGGGAGAAAAATCCTCTTTTACGCCAGAGCTAGCAATTCCAAGCTCCTCAGCCAGTTCGGCGATATAAATTTTTGTCGCCTCAGTCTTTAGCCAGTCCTTTGGAAGCTTGCCGTGATGCTTTGCAGCAACTGTGGCATTGAACCAGCAATCTGCTGTAAAAGGGAATGAACGGTCATCGTAATTCATAGGGATGATATTAGACATATCGGTAATTACCTTTTAGTGATGAACCTTGTCTCACAGGAATCCGGCCCACAGAAAGGCACCGACAGCCAGCCGGTATCCTCAAGGGTCATCCTGAAAGGTTCTGTGTGAAATGCGCGTGAGATGCGCGGTGAAATTTGGGTATAAAAAAGCCCCGGACTATACCGAGGCTGGCTTATTGGTTGGCTTTGGCCTGCTTCCGTTTGCGTCTTGCAAAGTACGCATCGGCTGCATCGTCATACTCTTCCCTGGTATACCCTTTCTGATCCGGGTATTTGGCGATGAGCATTAGGCTGAATTCGGTCATCGTCAGGTTTTCAGCTTCCTCTCTGCTGATCCCGAAGTGGTTGCGTGCAGCGATGACGTAATCGGCAGCCCGGAACTCACTGGTTTTTTCATTTGTCTCATGGCGCTGAAGTTTGCGTACTTTGGCCTTTCCGATAATGCCGTGCATCATCAGACTTTGTGCAAGGATGACCATATCCTGCGGATTCATGACGCCCTTATGCCACACAAACGCCCTTCTTTTGGTTTTGCCGGGCTTCATCCAACCAACCAGATCACCTATGTCATCATTGCAGCAAGCGGTGAGGACCGTGTGGGCGGCCAGTAGAGATTTCTTATCAAGATGTAAAGCAGAAAGGTGTTTAGCCAGCCATTCAGGCACTCTGCCGTACGCTTCGACAACCCTCTGAATGAGAGGTGTTATTTCATCGTTGCAAAGGTCATAGAACGTCTGAACTATTTCTGCTGGCTCGCCAATGCGCGACATAGCCATGAATGATGGCCGGAAAAAATAATCCCGGTCCCCGACGGTTACCAGGCATTCTCCCAGCTCTTTTAGCGGAACCATTTGCTGCCTCCTGTAAACAAAATCAAGGGCAGGATCCTGCCCTTTGTTTTGCTTACGCCGTGACAGTAACCACGTGGGTAGCCACGAATTCACCATCAACCGTCTTCACAGTAATTGTTGCTGTTCCCGCCGTTGCACCTGACGGCGCTGACACGGTTACCGTATTACCAGTGATGGCGACGGTTGCACGTGCCGGCACGGATGAGCTGGCTGTGAACAGTTTGTTATCAGCATCTTCCGGTGCAATATTCACTGCGAATGTAGTACTGGAGCCAGCAGCAATAGAGCTGGTCGTCGGCGCAACACTTACACCGGTAACCAGAATGTCACCATCAGCTTCGGTGATCTGGAAAGTCTGACCGTCAGCCAATTTGAACTCAAAGCTGTAGGTCACGATTTCTTTCACACCACCGCCGTCACTGGCTCCTGATGGGACCATATAGCCGATGTGGTAATAATCGCCCCAGTGGAAACGCATCCATACACCTGGCTGGCGGCGGGCACGAACCTCATCGACGATGTATTTCACGAACTGCTGAATGCCAAACTCATCAGTGCGGTCTTTAACGCGAACCTCCCCTTCGATGGAGTAGGTCGGGTCCAGACTGGCAATCAGGTTTGAACTGAATCCGCCGTTATCAGCATCAGAGGTCAGGGCCTCCGGGCTAAGGTCCCACGTTGCCGATGTTGGCAACCCCATCAGTTTCCAGTCGCCTTCCGCCGGAAACTGGTCGGTACAGCCGTAAGCCAGTTCCAGCGTCTTAGCGCGACCAATTAGTTGTCCGTTGTCGGAGCAGCCTTGCATCGTTGCTTACCTCGCTTCAGATAATAAAAAAGGCCGCTCCAGGCGACCTTATGTGGTTTTATTCGGTGTTATCCGCCAAAGAGACAGGCGAACTGCAGGCGCCACACCATACGCCCCTCGGTTGTGATAACAGGCGAAGGAATTCCGCCCATGTTGGATATCTGCCCAAGGCAGGTGTGCGTCATCGGGTTTTGCTGCACGTAATCGATGATGGCCTGAGCGTCGTTCTCTGACTGCGCATAGTCAGCAGATGCCTTTCCCTTGCTTATCACGTCCACCATGACGTAGTAATCAGCGGCCATATCACGATCTACTGGCGTGCCACCATTTGGTCGGAACACAATAAAGCGGTCAGATGCCTTGCCGGTATCATTCCATGACAGTGACTGAACGATGTATCCGGCAGTCAATCCTGACTCAACAAAGACATTTCGAACCCGCCTGTGCATAGGAGGTGTCATAGCTCCATCTCCCTGCGTATAACTGCGTCAACTCTGTCTCTGGCGTTTTCAGCACCTTTCTCAAGGAATTTTGGCTCGCCTGATGTATCCCATATATTTCCACGGGAGCCGGGCGCTTCGCCTTTTCTTACAGGACGCGGGGTGTTTTTTCCAAGATGAATACCTTTGGCCTCATGCACGTACGCCGCATAATTTGCAGAATAACCAATTCTCCCGGTTAGTCTGGTGCCCTTGATAACAACCTCTCTAAACTGAGAGTTAACCAGAGTGCTGGTATCGATAGGAACCAGCACCGCTGACTCCAGCCCAATCTCAAACAGAGCAGAGTAGAGCGCCCGCATGGTTTTTCGCTTTTCGATATTATCAATCAGCCGGTTGATATTATTGCTGACCTTGGAGACTCCCCGAACTTTAACGCCCATAATCAGACTCCCGTTATCAGTGCGAAATCGTCCGCCAGTCGCTCGAACGTATCTGCGAACTGGACGATCTGCCGAATCTCATCGGCCTCATCCGGCGGAGCCGCATCGGTCGACGCGCCAATCAGGATGTAATCTCCCTCCCGCGCCGTTGCGTACTCGGTCCATATCGTGTTTTTAACCACGATCTCCCGGCCAAGGTCACCGATTTTTGCAGAGAGACCACCCTGGTAGTCGCAGAGGATAGCGATCGGCGCTTCCCACCCGTAAGGCTGACCTCCGCCGTCGGTATCGCTACCATCAGCATCGCGTATGCGCCGCCAGATTGTCGCCGTCGCGGTGTATGACCAATTCGCGGTTGCCGACATCAGTCATCCCTCCATCGCAGCACAACGGCGCCTGTGGCGCGTATGCGGTCGCAGTTGATGTGCCACTCACCATTGCTTTTCACGTACGCCGTCGTTTGTTGGCCTGTATCGGTGATCACCCACACCCGGGTAAACGTCCGCGGCAGTCGTTGCTGAACTGAAACCCACGCCATTAGCAGCCCCCGACCACCATAAACAGGCCCACAGTGTTGCCAGCGCTGATCGGAAGTTCACTGGTGCAGCCGCTGGTATCCAGTTTCGCCAGCGAGTCACGCAGCCAGGTAATGCCGTCGTCTCCGTAATCGAACGAGCGCGACGCTCCTGATGGCGCCCCCTGCGATTTTATTCGCCGGGCACCGGATGACGTCGCCATGAGCGCAGCGGCATACATCAGAATGAGCTTTGCCGTGCATTCGTCGTATCCAGCACCATCGAGGCACGGGATAATCTTGTTAACCACGCAGAGAATCGGATCGAGCAGAGCGGCCGGGATGGAGTAACCCAATTCACCGAGGAACGCCTGCACGTCTGCCGCTGTGATTGGGTCAGCCATGGTTATTTCGCCTTCTTCGATTTGCTGGCAGATTCTTCCTGCTGCTCTGCCTGCTCTGCAGCGTCATTGCCCGGCGTGGCTACTTCCAGCGCTTGCTCTTCCACTTCGCCCACCACCGACACACGACCAGCAAAAGCTGCAGGAACGTCCGCCGCGACGAATTCGTGGCCAACAGGAAGTTGCTGGAAGACGCCATCAATCATGCCCCAGCAGCCGGTTTTCTCGACCTTTAACGTTTTCATGCTTTCTCCCGAAGAAAAGGGGCCGAAGCCCCTTAACCCTGTGCGTTGAAGACTTTAGAGCGACCGTTGAAATCACGCTTAATCTGCAGACCAACTGCACTCCAGACCAGAGTGTTGTAGTTGTCGAACGGATTCTGTCGGGGGATCATGAAGGTGCCCACCGGCGCGGCGATGCGCGTCTTGATGTACTGCGAGTTGCGAACGTACGCAATGAAGTGGTTACCGGTCAGCTTAAAGGTCTGGTTGAACGACTCGATGCGACCATAGCGCAGGATGTATTCCAGCACAGTGCCTTCTTTGAAGCCCGCGGCATCGGAATACGGTCGGTTCAGGTTGCGCATGATATCCGGGGATGCCCACACTTTTACCTTCTCCTGAACGTAGTTATCGTCCAGCAGTTTGGCGAACGGACCGGTGAAGAATGCTACTGATTCATCAGGAGTCGAGGTGGTCAGGTCAATATTCAGACCGGATGCACTCAGGTCTACCTGGTTGGTGTTGGCGTGGTTGGTAATACCAGCGCCAACATAGCCCTTCACCTTCACCTTCGCATCGCCGGAAAGCATGTAGTCGGCCATATCTTCGCGGATGGCTGCAACATGCGCTTCCTGGTCATCGGCCATTGCATCAAGGTTTTCGGACTGCATGCCGTTCCATTCACGCCATTCACGGCTGTAGCCGGTGTTGAAGATCGGGATCGGGTCGCCGGCTTCGTCGTAGATGACTTTATCCAGTTCTTCCGGAACATGGCCCGTCAGTGTGCGATGAACCTTGCCAGCGTCGCTGGAAACGCGGTAGAGCGCCGCCGTCTTGCCGATTGAGATCGGCGTACCGAGACCGAGCAGGTCATCAAGCAGGCCGTTGCCTTCGTCGTTGCGGAAGACTCGGGTGGTGATGTTGTCAACTTCACGCCAGTAGTCTTTAGAGATCAGCGCAGCCTGGTTAACTTCCAGCGCGCCGCCGTACTGGGCGGAAATGTTGTTCTGGTTAACGTTGAAGGATTCGCGCTGCATCAGCAGCTGATTCCATGCCTTCTTGATCTGGTTATGTTCAGTAACCAGCTTTTTGTTAAATACGATCATGCTCATGCGGTAGCTTTCCCTGATTTGCGAACTTTCACGAGCTGGGCTTCAGCACCAACGGTGATCTTTTCGCGTGAAAAGAAGAGGACCTGGTCGGTGGCTGGAGTGGTCGACTTGGCCAGTGTGCCGTCACCGGCAGAAACCAGACCTTCGTTTTCCAGCAACACTTCGCCAGCCTTTACCAGCATGTGGTAATCGACATCGTCTTCGCACATGATGGCCGCGCCAGTATCCCCGGCCGGCACTGCATCGCGGATATCACCGCCGCCGATATAATTGTGCTGGAGCGCCAGGGCTACCCCTGCACCACCGGCCACATTGTGAACAGCCAGTTTCCCTGTGCTATCCAGCATTACCAGAGATCCTGGCTTCACTGCTGCCGCCATGATTGCTTCAATGACCTGCGGGTCATTCTTGCGGGCCGGGCCCGCGATTACGGTATGGAAACGAGGTGCGAGAGCCATTATTCAGGAGCCTCCATAGAAAGGATTTCACTCTGAGCGCCATTCCCCTGGAATGCCGGGTTCAGACCGGTGCTGGTCTGGCACTGCGAGTACATGTCGTTCAGCGCTTCGCCGGCCAGCGAGTTGATCGCCGCTTCGGTCATGAACGGGAATTTCGCTTTGACCGCTTCACGCTTGGTCTTGAGGTCTTTTTCAGCGTTGGCCTGCAGCTGAGTTTTCAGCGTACTGATCTCGTCAGTCAGCGGCTTAATCGCCAGATTTACTGCTGCGGTAATCGCGTCAGAGTTAATCTGAGTACCCGGCTGGTCGCCTGCTTTATTCTGTACCTGCTGGTTATAGGCATCCCAAGACCTGATCGTCGGTCAGCCCCTCGGTTTTAACGCCTGCGGCATTGAGCGCGGCGATCATCTTCTCTTTCATCGGGTTTGTTTCTCCGTTGGTTTTGACTTCGTACTCAGTGGGTTTGCGCACGACCTCTACTGGATCGCCGACCAGCGTGACTGTGCTGTCGTCGATGAGGTATTTTTGCTGGAAGAGCTTATTGCCCTCTTCGAAGATGAATTTGTCTGGCCACACGGTCACGACATAGCGATACACATCGCTGCCTGACGGCGCGCGAATGGCTTCACGCAGCATCTGGTAGATTTCATCGAATGAGGCATCTGAGTTGTGGGTGAGGAAGAACTTCACTTTGTTCAGCAGGCCATCTTTGAGGCTATTTGCGGCTTCAACGAGGCTTGCAGTTTCGACTTCGCCTTCCTGACCATCGGCATTCACGAACATGCCGACGCCTTCTTCTGGAGTACCGGCACCCGGCTCATCGAGCAGGATAGCGATATGGTCGAACTGCATATTGCGAGCGATCCATGAGTATTTCTTCTGCTTCGACTCGCCTGATTTTCTCTCTTTGTTCGTGAGTAAGCCGGTAGAGAGGTGGATCGGGTCGGTGTTGGTGCCAGCGATCATCTCATCAAGGCGATTAATCAGTCGCTTACCGTCAGGCTTTGTCTCGGCGACCGCCTTATTGATATAAACGTCCATGACGACCTGGTCGCCAGACTTGCTGACGTTCTGCGCCCATGCTCCGACGTGATAGCTGTTAATGGCCCGCGGGTCATTGGCGCTGACATATTTGCCATCTACCATCGGGTGCGGAAGAGGCATCAGCTTGCCTTCCATCGTCTGGTAGCTGTTGTTAATCTCCTCCGCCGGGTACAGGCCGCCATTCATAACAATGTCATCGACGATCGGAACCGCACCACGAATGACGTAGTGTTCCTGGCCGTTGATAGTTGTCGTTGAGATGTTGGAGGCGTTGATGGCGAGGGATTTCACATGAATGCTGGACAGCTTCATGTATTGTCCTCAATATGCTAATGGTTGTTCACTAAAAACAAGGGGTTAATATGCAGTATAAAGTGCTATTTCACGCCTTTATTGAAGGCAAAAAACAAACTCTTGATGCTGTTTTTGAATCATCTAACGAGCCGAAGCTCAATGATAAGGAAGTTATTAAAGCCGTGATGCATGCTCTCTCTGACGTCGTAAATGTGGAAACTTCAACTTTTACAATTGAGTTCCATATTGATGCTGTCGTACCGATAGTTTAAGCATCTGAGTCTCGCCACTTTTTCCTCTCAGTGGCGAGCTTATCCGCCAGCCCCTTGTTAAATATGCTGCCGTCGTCGTTAAGTAGCACCGGAATCTGGCTGCAATAGCAGTTGTACCGGTTGCCGTTCTCGGCGTAGAAGTCTCGCACCTGCTCGGTGGTGTAGACCTTACCGTGGCGGCTGGCGTGCCAACTGCGCGTCGTCGGTTTGAGCGCTGACAGCCACAGAAGCCCGGTATTCATCCCCAGCCTGTCGGCAGCCCAGTCGGTTTCGTTCCACTGCGCCTGCCGCAGAGCGCCGACCTGCTCAGTCTGAGCAATGGTCTTGGCCTTCGACATCGATACATCGAGGCGCTTGCTGATGACGCTGGCCGTCTCGCGAGGATTCACCCCGCGCGCGACCGCATCGGTAATGATGTTGGTCAGATCGCCGCGGGCGGTGTCGCTGATGACCTTCCAGTCGCTAAAAGTAGTCAGCCTGGCCGCCGCTATCTGGTTCAGATAACCGGGGCTGCTTAAAAGCTGCTGTAGCGTTGTCTGGCTGGCGTACACCTGCGACTGCTGCGACAGGTTGTTGAATGCCTCCAGTGTGCCGCGTTGCGCCTCTGCGGCGACGTAATCCATCGCCCACAGGTTTTTCTCGCCGCCTTCCAGCAGGTAATCGTCGAGAATAACCTGTACAGCTTCGAGCAGGTCGGCCAGTTCCTGCGCTGACATATCGTAGATGAACTTGCCAGCGTTTACCTGGTAGAGCCGCATATCCTCGCCGCGGTCATGACAAAGGAAATGCCAGTTATGGCTGTTAACCTCTCGCTCTCGCCCTGTCAGGCGCTGGTCGAACAGAGCTTTCAGCGCCACCTTTATCGAGTAATACCTTGCCTCAATGCCGCGCTCCATCTTGCTGACGGACTTGCGCGACATTGTGGGGTCAACTTTCGACCGTGGTATCACCGGACTTTTCGGCTTCTGATTCTGGGTCGGACAGTGGATCAGGCTTTGGCTTGTTGCCATCTGGCGGCACCTCATCATCAAGTTCAGGCAGGGCTTGCAGTTCGCCAGCCGCGCGTATCTCATTTTCTGTGATAGCAGAGCGGCCAAAGGCATTCGTCGACTTCACAGCCACGTCCGCGAGCTTGTCCATGTTGGCAATCCTCTCTGCCTGGCTAGGCGCCAGCAGATCAGACCATCCCACGGTGACTTCTTCGCCGCTGGCGGGAGGGATAACCCCCAGCGTCCAGAAACGAGTAACCACTTCGGTGATGACGTCGGTCAGGAAGCCATTGCGTCGGCTCATCCTCGTGCGCGCCCATCCTTTTGCATCCTCGGTACTTGCGCGCTCACCTGTCTGCATGCCAATAAGCTCTTTAACAGGAATCGGTACCGTTGCGCAGAACTCGCTCAGCGCGGTGCGCCATGTTGGCTCAGGGTCCGCAACCGCCACTGAAAGCACGCTCGTATCGCCCTCTTGCATGATGACTGCGCTATCTGTGCTGTCATTGAGGCGTCGAACCTGATCATCCATCCCTTCTGAGAGTTGGGCTTCGCTAACACCAAGCGCCCTTGCCAGTTGTGCGAAGCTTGTCTTGGCACTGAAGTTAAAGTTGAGTTGCCGGCTGGCGTTCTTCAGGAACCCTTCCGCCGCACCGCCCGAAACTTTTTCGAGGTCCAGCAACTTGTTGAACCCCTCTTCCAGCAGCGACTCGCCGGAATCAAGCCGCCCGTCATCCGAGCCTTCAGCCAGAATGATGACGCGATCAGGGTGAACGTTGATGATGCGACCTGGCTGGCCGCTGCGCTGCTGCTGCACCGGTATCTCGGTAAACGAGTACATGCTGACAGCGCCATAATTTTCGCTATTCTGGTCTTCGTTGTAACTGACCGGGTCTAACTGAGCCTCCCAGACTGGAACGAGCCGGACGAGCGCCCTTTCCTGCAGCCTGCCGACCATCGCCTTATCTACAGGCTCTGACCATGGCCTGTTGTCTTTAACCTGGATCAGTAGCGCAGAGTAACGACCTACTAGGTTACGCTTGTCAGCGCCCTTGATCTGCTTCCAGCATCGCTTGAGTAGCTTGTTGACCCGTTTATCCCAATCCGTTTGCTGGGTTGCATCCTTAGTCTGGTCGCCTTCGTAAACTTCCGGGTAATCTTCCCAGCATCCATCGACCATTCTCGTCACTGCGGCGCCGGCTATGGCGTTGCGTCGGTACGCCCGGTAAAAATCATCGAAGCAAAGTTCCTTGGGATATCCAAACTCCTGATACAGGCGCTGACGCTTGGTGTTACTGGTGCCATTGAACAGAGCGTTGACGTAACGCATCCGTTCGCGGTCGATGCTGGCGTTCGTGGCGAGTTGTTTATTTTCGCTTTCGTTCACGGTGTCCTCCGTCAGCGCGAGCGCACCAACATGCCGGTTGATTGTGGTTCTGATAGTTCAGTTAATGCGTATACCGCGGCATCGAGCCGGTCAGGTGATTTCTTCGCAGTGGATGGCACGTACTCCATGAACTGGTTTTCTACCTCGTAGAGGCTTCCACGGTGAGCTACTCGGCCCTGCGCATACAGCGCGGAGATAGGTTCTGCACGTGCGTATTTACCCTTACTGGCGTGCACACGAATGATGCGGCCGCCGAACCCGGCATTGCGCAGCGTATCTTCCGCCATATCGCCACCTTGGTTTGTCTCTATGACGATCGCGTCAGCTTCATGCTGCTCATAAGCTTCAATGGCTTTCGTCGCCCATCCATTGGGTGAATATTTGCCGCTGTAGTCAGCATCAAGACTGTACTGCCGCTCATCACCACTACCGTAAACGCTCGCTACAGCGATGCCAGATTCGTCACTCTCTTCGCTATTTGTGGCCTGCGGGTCGATTGCCACTACCGTTCGGGTCAGCTCCTGGGTGATCCGCATCGCGTGTGCGGCGCTGATCATCTCCTCGTTCCACAACGCACCCTCCGCATTGAAGCGTTTCGGGTTCTGCATGTACTGAGCTTCGGCGGTGCGCCGGTGAGAGAACAGAGATACACGGTGCGACTCGTTATGCTTAAACGGCCATAGCCAGCCATCAGGCAGACCGTGGTCAATCGGGATAGCGTGAGTGTTTTCCGGATATGTTTCTTCGTAACTGCGGCTACTATCGATAATCACCGGCAAATTCAGGTGATGCCACTTTTCCCCACTCCCACCCCGCAGTAGATAGCCGCTCAGGTCGTGGTAGTGGATTCGCTGCATGATGACAATCATCGGCGTCGTCTCGATCGCCAATCGTGATTTAATTGTCTCGTTGAAACGGTTGTTGACTCCGTCTCGGACGATCTCTGAGTAAGCGTCATCCGGCTTAACTGGGTCATCGATAATCAGCGCGCCCTGCCACCCCGGCTCCATGTGTCCTGCGCGGAACCCGGTAACCTGCCCCGCTGCTGAAGATGCGTAAACGCCGCCGCCGTGCTCGGTCCACCACATCGCCTTGCTGTCGGCATCGTCACGCAACGCCATTGGCCACATGGACTGGTAAGCCTGCGACTTAATCATGCCGCGGGCAGTCGAGGAGTTCAGTAACGCCAGGTTATGCGAATAGGATAAATGCATGAAGCGTGCCCGGCAATTCAGCGCCAGACCGCGCCCCATCATATTGATGGTTGCAAGTTCCGTTTTCGTGTAACCAGGAGGGACGTTGATGATCAGGCGCTGAATTTCACCGTCAATGACACGGTCCAGTGTTTTCTGAATCACCTTGTGGTGAGGCGCAACTATCATCTTGCCGCCGGTGCGCTGCTTGAAGAAATAGCGAGCGTAGTAAAGCCCGTCCTCCTCACATTCCACCTTTCTGGCAAACGCCTTTTGCTCAGCAGTCGTCATCCTCCATCATCTCCTGCCGTGCGGACTTGTATTCCTCTTTGCTCATGGTGATCGTCTGGATGGCGCCACCATTTGGGCCGGAATGTTCAAACTTGTGCTTATTGGTGTAGGCGTCACCCATTTCTTTGGCGGCCTGCTCGATAAGTTGAGAGGTCATGCCGTAGTTCTTCATCTTTTCAGCATTGGTCGCCATTCGGTCTAGAACGCGCAACCGATACGCTTTATTTGCGATCGGGATGTCGGCGATCTCATTCTGGAATCGTTTGCGAGTGGCATTGAACAGGTCAATCCACTTCTGGCTCAACTTGGCCGCCATTGCGTTGCCGGGAGTATATTGCGACACCTGCTGCCGCGAGACATCGATGCCATATTCAGCCTTTACCAGCTCAATGACTTTTGTCGGGCTTTCGAAACAGGCCAGCGACTGAACGATGAAGGCTTTAACCTCTGTCGATAATGCTGCCATCGGTTACCTCCATGACAATCCAAATAAAGCCTATGCCAGTTTCAGCATGCACGTCCCGCACGCTCTGGCAACATCGATATGAGCAACCTCCGCCGGCCTGTTCGCCGCATCCACCATTTCCTGCACGTCTTTGCTGGCACCGTAACGCCGGACCACTCCTACGAATTCCTCTACGTCGTGGCCGCGAAGTTTGAGCACCGGCATACCGGTCTCTTTGTTGAATTTCGGCGCGCCATAGTCATCGGTAGCCTGGGCGATGTGGTAAAGCTCATGCTCAACCAGAGCGCAGAACTCCAGATCGTTGCATTGCTCGCAGTAGTCGGCAGCCAGGGTGATGATGAACTTCGGTATGCGGCCGAACCATTCATGCATCTGCTGCTCCATGCGGGATTTCTGCCAGCCGCCGGCGCGCATCATTACCTGCTCACACTGGCCAAGCACAATGCGGCCACTTTTGGCGAATGAGCCAGAGGCCCACATGAAAGCAATATCGGCATCAGTGAGTGCATTAGCGAGGTGCTCGTGGTCAGGGTTATGGAGCCTACCTTCTTCAGAGAGGATATGCTGATTCACCCACTCTCCGATTTCAGTAGCCGGGATAATCCGCGTATACGGTAGCCAGTTTTCGCCAGTGAAATTAATGGGGGGAAAAGGCCTGTGTTCTGTAAGTTCAGCCATACCCTACCCATGTTGATTGGACATAAAAAAAGCCACTAATAGGTGGCTTTTTTGATAGAAGCATAAAATCACTCAGATTCAATTTTCTGCTACTTACCAACTTTCTCAGAAACTGCATCAAAAATGCCTTTAAACGCATTAATCGCTGCTGGATACTTATCAAAGACTTTAGGATTTGCCTTGATTAATTCTTTTGTAATCTCTGCGGCAATTTCAGCCAGCTTAATATTTTCTTCTTTATGAGTAGCCATGTTATTCCCTATGCTTTGCGCTATTTCGCACTAAAAATATAGGGGGGCTACACCTGTCAAATCAATAGGCGGGAAATAATTATTTCAGGCACTGCGTGCGGATGTAGTCCTGTAAATAATTCACTTGCCCGGTGATGGTGTCGATTCGCTCTCTGAGGGTGAAATAATCCCGCTCAGCGGAGTCAGTAAGTCGGGGGGCGGAAGCATCGCCCACGCCGCCGGTTGCGGTCGTTCCGTTCGCGGGACATTTTGCGTTGAGCTGCAACCGACGCTTACCAGAAGCAACATCACGCTCAAGCTGATCGATAGTGGCTTTAGCATTTGCCAGTTCTCCGGTGTATTTGGCATCCAGCGCAGCGACATCGCGCTGACGGGTTTGCATGTCGGTAATGGTGGCGTTAGCCAGGTTGAGGCTGCGCTTTGCCTCATCAGCCCTTTTAGTCTCGCTCTCGGCTTTGCCTTTGTAGTGGCTGGCAGTGATAGCCAGCGCGCCAATCAGCACAGCAATGAAAGCCGGCAGCCAGAGCTTTTTCACCAGCGCCAGAATGGCTTCGGCTGTCATTGCGGCTTACTCTGGCTAACCAGACGCCCAACAACGCCACAGGAAGCAATCACCGCCGTAATGGCTCCCATCGTTCCCGGCGGGATTGATGCCTTCAGGTCAGGAGGTAACTCAGCCCACACCGTAGGGATAATCCCGGCCAGTACCAGCGCATGCATAGAGAACCAACGCCAGGCGCTTTTCCAGTCATCGACTAATTTCATGATTTAACTTCCGCCACGTAGCCGCCAGCGGCTTTAAATTTAGCTATGAGGTTGTCGGCCTTGTGCTCAAACTGACCGTAGCCAGCTCCGGGGAGAGATGCCCAGATATTGCTGCAGCGATCGATAGCCTGTCGGATGTTTCCGCTATCGATGAGGGGGAGAGCTCCGCGCTCTTTAATCTGTTGCAGCGCGACCTGGTCCTGTGATGCAGGGGAGAAGTCTTTCAGTCCAAGCTGTTTACGGTACGCATCCCACCACTTAGACAGGAGCTGATACCGGCCGGCGGCCGTGGATTTTAGTTTGGGGTTTAACGTTACGAGCTTGCGTGGATGGTCGGCGTAGCTACTGAATAGCGATCCGCCAACAATGACGTCGTACCCGCGGTTCTTTGTGGGCTGCCTCGGCTTGTCCGTGCCTTCAGACCAGGCGAGCATATCCAGAAACGCTTTACGCTGCTTATTAATTTCCAGCATTTTTAATCCCCGTCAGGCGTTCCCAGAAATAGGTCAACGCTACGGAACCCATCGCGCCGCTTATCCCCGCGGTTGCCAGAATCATGTAAATGCTCAGTCCGCTTTCAATGCTCACCAGGCCAGCAATAACGCCGGTAAACCCTGAAACCACCATTTGGGCAAGAGCATTGATCAAGCTCCATGTTGCCTTGCTCTGCTT